CCATGACCTGACCAGCCCTCAGGTGTTTCTCTGTTCTGCGACGGGACAAACCCGGACAACTCAGAACTTAAACACCTTATGAAAAAAACAGCACTCCTTGGGCTTGCGCTCTGCGCGGGCATTCTGGCCGGTTGCGCTTCGCAATTCGGCGTTTCCATCAGCGGCAACGTCGGTGGCAAATCCGGCTCGGTCAGCGTCGATCATCAAACCAACGGGGTCACAGCCATCTCGGGCGGCTACGGTTCCAACTCCGTCAGCACGGTGGTTGACCTTCCCACGAAGTAAGTCCGAGAGCCGGACTGGCCATCTATGAACCTTCCCTGTTTTCCGAAGCAATCGACGAGGCGACCGTTGATCCTCGCGGCCGTCGCCGTGGCATCCGCCACGCTGGTGGCCGGGTGCGCGATCCCGCGACGTGAGGCGAAGAGCTCGCATGTCATCGAGCGTTTCGACAATCGCCCGGATGGCTTGATCTCGCGCGAGGAGTGGACGGACGTGGAAGCGGGCGGGGGCTGGTTTTTTGGAACCGACCCGCAGGTGTCCACTATGGTGGCGATCCACACCAATCAATCCGCCCTCGGCGGCGGCTCGGTGTTTACGGCCGGATCGTTGAGCTCATCCATCGACACCAACCTCGCCAACGACATCGGCGCCACGGGCACGGCGGTGGGAAATGTGGTGGGCGCGGCGGCCAAAGCCGCAGTCAAGTAATGAGTGGCCATCCTCCGCAAACGCCTTTGCTTGACGCGTCGCTCAAGCAAAAGCTCGCGACCGTGGAAAAAGAGTTGGAGCTGAAGGAAAAAGAACGCGTGTTGCTTGAGAACTCCTTGAGGGACCGCGAGCGCCAGTGGAATGAAGCGATGGCGCGTTGCAGCAAGCTTTCGGCCCTGATCGTGAGCATGGCGGCGGAAAGGTTTGGTCAACGCCTGTGACACCCTACCAGCCCATCCTAGCCCGCGATTTGTTGTCGGCTTCGGCGGCCGCCTACGCGCCCAGCGGCAACCTGGTCAAGCGCATCGAGGAGCGTTCGACCGAGACGATGGTGGATATCCGGTGCGGAGAAAAATGCGTCGTCGTCGCCTTTCGCGGAACGGCGGACGTGCGCAACTGGCTTACCGACCTGGATTGCCAGAAGGAGGAATACGTCCTCATCGGCCATTTGGGACAAACTTCTTCCCGCCTTTGCGGTTTTCACGTCCACGCCGGTTTCCTGGAAGCGTGGCTCTCGGTCAAAGCCGATCTGCTCGATTGCCTGTTGGACCATCGCGGCAAGAAAATGTGGATCACCGGGCATTCGCTGGGAGGAGCGCTGGCGCAACTGGCGGCCCTTGATCTCTTCTTCAAACCGAACGCGCCCTCCATCGCGGGAGTCTATACCTTCGGGCAACCGCGCGTCGGGAACGCGGCCTTCGCCGCGTTCTACAACGACATCCTGAAGGACCAGAGCTATCGAGTGGTCCACGCCAACGACATCGTCCCGCGCGTGCCCTGGTTGTTGAACAGCTATTGCCACGCGGGCCATGAAGTGTTCTACCCGCCGCCGCGCGACGGCGAGACGCCCTTTATTATTGACCTTGGACGCCTGGCGCATTTGCTGGCGGACGCTCGGGGGATGTGGCGCACGGTGCGGCACGGTCAGGACGTGCTCATCTCCGATCACTTCGTGGCGAACTACGTCAAACTATTTTCCGCTGTCAAGTAATGGAATACTCTGCCGCCCCTAACGAGATCAAAGCGTGGCTGGAATGCCTGGCTTGGTTCAGCGCACTCGTGTTTCTGGGTGTTCATATTTACAAGGCGTTGAAGGGAAAGCCTGCGCCTGCGCCACAACCTCCGAACGAATCGCTCAAGCTTGAAGTCGAGCAGTTGAAAGATCGCATCACCAAGCTGGAGAAATCCAGTGTCGCTCTTTGGTGCAAGCTCGACACGGACAAGACGGAAATCCTCAAGGCGGGCGAAGACCGCGCGGTCAAACTCCACGACCGCATCAACGTCATTCTTTCGGCGGTCTCGGAGCTTCGCGGCGTTGTCAGCCAAATGAACCACGATTGATATGGACCCGAACCGCTTTGTTTCGATCCGCGCCAACATCGCCCAGGTGTTGAGCCAGTGCGAGCCGTATCTGGTTCCGCTCGGGCAACTCCGCGCCGAACTCAATCTGCAATTGCGGCCGCCCGCGATGTTGGCGGAGTTCGACTACGTCATGGCCCGGATGGAGAACGCCCGGCAGGTGATCCTGTCGTCGGTCGCGAATGAAGGAATCAAAGCCAAACTGACCGACGAGGGGCGGGCGGAACTTGTCAAATAGATGTATGCCCAAGCCCAAAGGAATTTGCGAGACGGAGTTGAGCGAAGAGCAGCAACTGAAGCTGATCGACTGGCTGATCAACGAGGCCATCGAGTATCGGCCGGCGGCGGCGCGGATCGAGGCGGAGTTTGGCGTCAAATGCTCCAAGGACGCTGTCAAAACTTTTTACGACAATGTCTGCTGGCCGCTTGTCTTGGAGCGGCGCTCTCGTGCGCGGGACCAGGCATCGCGCCTGGAGGCCACCTTGGAAGAGGACGAGCGGATCGAGACGGCGATGTTGTCGCAGCTCAAGCAACGGGCCTTCGAGATCATGCTGAAACCGAACCCCGACCCCAAGGAGGTCGTGGCGTTGCTTTCAATGGCCTTGAAGGCGCGGGACCAGAAACTCGACCAGGCCAAGCTCGCCCAGGAGAAAAGCAAATTCGATTTGATGTTGCGGAAATACGAAGACCAGTTGGCGAAGGTGCGCGAGATCGCGACGGCGGCGCAGGCCAAGGGCGGCCTGACGCCCGAGACGCTGGCCAAGATTGCGGAGGCGGCGAAGCTTTTATGAGCGAGATACTGCTCGATAAAAAAGATGACGGCGAGGGTAGCGCTGCGGCCGTTGCCGACGCACCCCGCCGTCATCCCGGTAACGCCAAGATTGTCCCGCCGGAGACGTTGCTGCTGCCGTTCCAAAAGAAATGGGTGGAAGACAAGGCGCGGCTCAAGATCGCGGAGAAGTCGCGCCAGATCGGTTGGACGTGGGCGACGGGTTTCAGCCTGGTCATGCGGCAGAGTTTGAAGGACGCAAAGCATGACGCGTGGATATCCTCGCGCGACGATCTGCAGGCGCGGCTCTTCCTGGAAGACTGCAAGAATTTCGCGACGCTGCTTTCGATTGGAGCGGATGATCTGGGCGAGCGCGTGATCGACACGACCAAGAATTCCGCCTACGTGCTGCAGTTCGCCAACGGGAAGCGGATCAATTCGATGTCGAGCAACCCGGACGCGCAGGCGGGCAAGCGGGGTTCGCGCGTGCTCGATGAGTTCGCGTTGCATCCCGATCCGCGCAAGCTCTACAGCATCGCCTATCCCGGAATCACCTGGGGCGGTTCGCTGGAGATTTTTTCCACGCATCGCGGCTCAGCCAATTTCTTCAACGACCTCATCGTCGAGATCAAACACAAGGGGAACCCGAAAGGGTTCAGCTTGCACACCGTCACCCTCCAGACCGCGCTCGATCAAGGCTTCCTGGCCAAGCTTCAAGCGAAGCTGCCGCCTGACGACTCCCGCCAGGCGATGGATGAGGCCGATTATTTCAACTTCATCCGGGCCGGTTGCGCGGATGAGGAAAGTTTCCAGGAAGAGTTTTGCTGCAACCCCTCGGACGATAACGCCGCCTTTCTCAGCTACGAACTGATTCAGAGTTGCGAATATAAACCGGGCGAAGCCTGGGAGTCCGAGCGCCGGACGGGCGATTCTCCCAAGGGCGAGTTTTACGTCGGCGTCGATGTGGGGCGGGACAAGGACCTGACGGTGATCTGGGTGGTGGAGAAACTGGGGGACATGCGCTTCACGCGCGATGTCATTACGCTTGACAGAAAGGCTTTCGATGAACAGGAAGATGTGCTCTACCGCATCCTCGAAAAGCCTGGCGTCCGCCGTTGCTGCATCGATCAGACTGGCCTCGGCCGTCAATTTGCGGAGCGGGCCATCAAACGGTTCGGCCAATACAATGTGGAAGGCATCCACTTCACCGGGCCGGTCAAAGAGGAGCTCGCCTATCCCGTCCGCGCCGCCTTCGAGGACAAGACCGTCCGCATCCCGAGCGACAAGGTGATCCGGGCCGATCTGCGTTCGATCCGCAAAGAAACCACCGCCAGCGGCAACATTCGTTTCACCGGCGAGCGGACCAAGAACGGGCATGCGGACCGGTTCTGGGCGCTGGCCCTGGCGTTACACGCGGCCAAGACGCAGGGCGGCGGCTACTGGGGGAAAGTGGTATGACGCCCGGTTATCTCGATTTCGACGGGGCTCGGAATGCGCTTCGGTTTCCTCCTGGCGCGGGCTGGGCTTCCGTCGATCCCTTTTCCCTTGGCGACCATCATGTCGGTATTGCGTCGGCGCTGAATCCGCTGGTCAGAATGTACGCCGGAGCCCGTAAGCGCATAAAAGCAGGGTTCAAGGCCGCCAGGGGACTTCGCTTTAAAACGGCCCAGGACGATTTGGGCGCGGCCATGAGCCGGAAATCGGCTCTCGACGCCCCACAAGCCCGGCTTCAATGCAATGCAAGCGTATTAAACGCGAAGGCTGAAGGTCGAAAATGGCTATTTTTGACCAGCCTTGAACCCATCTTATGGCCCCACAACGGGTCTTGTGCCCAACCGATGGGGGTATGGCGGTGAATTTCGCGCAGGCCATCGAACTTGCTGCCGGGGTGAAACCGGAGTTCCGGGAGGACACCTTTCGCCGCCTTCTTCCCAAGGTCAAGTCCGGGGCGCCGTTCCCGTTCAACAAGCTGATTCCGTATGACGCGGTGGGCGGCGAACACCTGAACCATCCCTACAAACAGAGCGCCTGGGTGCAACGAGCGATTAAGAAGATCGCCGGGCCGATCTCGGCCGTTGATCTGAATTTCACGCTGGGCGAAGAAGCGTTCAATGATCCGATCCTGGATGCGTTCTGGGCCAACCCGGCCATTGACGGTTCGGGACGGATGACGCGGGCGGACTTCGTTGAAGCGAGCATCGGCTGGCTGAAGCTCGAAGGGGAGTTTTTCTGGATCATGGACGATACCTGGCTGGGACCGTTTCCCAACGCCTCGCGCGTCTCGCCGCTGATCATCGCCCGTCCCGATCACATGCGGCATATTGTCAACAATAGCCAGATCATCGGCTGGGATTACGTGGATGCGGGCGGCAAACACATCGCGCTTCTGCCCGAGCAAGTGATCCACTGCAAAATGTGGAATCCCTACGACCCGTTTCGCGGCTGCTCGGAAATGCACGCGGCCAAGGATGCGGCGGAAGGCGATTTCATGGCGGGCAAGTTCAACAAGAACTTGATGGCGAACAACGGCGACCAGGGCGTTTTCATCGTGGCCAAGGGAGGGATGCCGGATGACACGCAACGGCAAATGATGATTGACATGATCCGCGAGAAGCGCGAACTCGCGCAACGCGGACAATTCCGGGCGGCGTTTCTCGTGGGCGACGTGGAAGTGCAGGACCCGAAGATCCACGTGCCGGACGCGGCATTCATCGCCGTGCGCCTGGAGAACCGGCACGAAATCTACATGGCCTTCGGAGTGCCGCCGAGCATGGCGGACGTGCAGGCGAGCTACAGCATCGGCTCGGCCAGCGACTGGTTCATGCTCATTACCGAGACGTGCATTCCCTCGGGCGGGAAGCTGTGCAACGCCATTGATCGTGCGGCGCGATTGCAAACCGGCAAGGACGTGCGGTCCGCGTTCAATTGGAACGAACACCCCGTGATGCAAGCGGTACGGCGCGAGCGCACGGACACGGCGCAAAAGTATTTCCAGATGGGCGTGCCGATGGACAAGGTGAACGAATACCTCGGCCTCGGTCTGCCCAAATACACCGGCTGGGAACGCGGCTATCTGCCTGCAACGCTGGTCCCGGTGCAGGAGGAATTGCCGCCTCCTCCTGAGGACGATCCGACCCTGGAAGAGCCGACCGGCGATGACGACGTGGCGCTCATGCTCAAGGCGCTGGACCCGCTCGAAGGCATGAGGCGAGCCCTGGCTGCGCCCAAGCCGCTGGCGCTCCTGGCGCTGAACGGTTGTTGCTCTCGCGCGGTGAAAGACGGGTTGCTCGTGCGCGTGGCGACTCCCAAGGAAATGGCGCAATGGCGGGCGTTGCAATTGCAGCGGTCGGCGACGCGACGGGCCTACATCGCCAAGATCGGCAAGGTTCTTTTCGAGGCGCGGGCGGAAGTCCTGGCGAAACTGGAAGCCCGGCAAAAAAGTATCGAGACAAAATCCGTCGCGTCGGACTTGATGTTCGACCTGCACGATTTCACCTCGAAGCTTTTCGCCTCGATCCGGCCCGTGACCGAGAATGCGCTGCAGTCGGCCGGAAGCGAACTGTTCGAGGAAGTCGGGCTCAACCCGAGCGACTTCAGTTATTCGCCCGAGGCCGCGCTGCAATTCGTCAAGGAGCGCGAGTTGAAGCTGAAGAACGTTCCCCAGGAGATTTCGGACGGAGTGCGCGACACCATCGAGGACTCGCTGGAAAACGGCGACTCGATTGCCGACACGGCGGACGCGGTGCGGGCGAAGTTCAACGAGATATCCAAGGGCCGCGCGACCGCGATTGCCACCACGGAAACAGGCGTTGCATACGAGTCGGCGCGGGATAAGGCGATGAAAGCGGCTCGGATCGGCTGGAAGAAATGGTTGACCAGCGGCAACGCCAACGTCCGCCCCACCCATGCCGAGGCGGACGGCCAAATCGTCGCCGTGACTCAGCCCTTTGAAGTGGGCGGCGAAGAACTCCGCTTCCCCTGCGATCCGCTCGGTTCCCCTGGGGAAGTCATCAACTGCCACTGCGTCTCCGTCCCGAGCACGAAAGGTCCCACCGCATGAAGAAACTCACCCGCACGATTACGCCGCAAGTCAAAGTCATCGATGCCGCTCGCGGCATTTGCAACTACGTCGCCTCGAACCAGACGATTGACTCCTACAACGAAGTCATCATGGCGACGGGCTGGCGCTTCACTGATTTTGCCAAGAACTCCCCGTTTGTTGACAGTCACAATTATTCCACCATCAGCCAACTGGTGGGCAAGGTCATCGACTTCCGCGTCGAGGGATCAGACCTGATTGAAACGGTGCAATGGGCCATCGATGTCCCCGAGAACACGCTGGCGCAATTGGGCTGGAAGATGACGGTGGCGGGCTACTTGAAAGCGGTGTCGGTCGGGTTCATGCCGACGCGGACCGTGAACCGTTGGGACGCCGATCCAAAGGGATACCAGGACGCGTGCAAGCAACTCGGCTTGACTGATCCCGCGACCGCGCCGCGCACGATTTACCTCGAACAGGAGCAGCTCGAACTGAGCGCGTGCATCATCGGTGCCAATCCCGACGCCCTGGCTTGCGCGAGGTCTCTCGGCTTCAGCGAAGCCGAGATCAATAAACTTTCCTGCGAAGAACGAAGCGAACCCGCCCCCGCGACTGACGAATCTGCTCTCGTCGTTTGGGCCAGAGAGCAGACGCAACGGAGCTTCCTCGAAAAACTGAATCCAAAACAATAATTGACAATGAATCGTTATCGAAAAAATCACCGCGCCGCGCTGGGAGCTTATTTCCTGGCCGGTCTGTTTCTCACCGCGTTTGTCGCGGTCCTCGCCATTGTGTTCCTTCATCCGCATGTCATTCCGCTCGTGGGAGGGGGCGGCATCGCCGTGCTCTTCCTTTCCGGGACCGTGCTAACCACGGAAGAGTTCCAAACGACCGTGCTGGGCGGCGTGAAGAAGCTGGGAGAGCGTCAAGAGGAGTTTCAGAAATCGACCGAGAAACTGCTTTCCGACACCGACCGGCTCGACAAGGAAACCAAAAAATCCTTCGAGGAATTGCGCAAGGTCGCCAACGACCAGGATGCCGCGCTGAAGGCGTTGCAGAAGATCCAACTGAAGCTGCACGAAGAATCGTTGGCGGCCGGTTTCGATCCCATCCAGCGGATCGTGCGCGATGAGCGCAAGCGCGGGATTATGAACGCGGTGGTCCGGGCGGCCATGTGCGACAACGACTCCGAATACAAACGCTTCGTCACGCCGATCCTGAAGGCCATTGGCGAAGATTCCGGCGAAGGCGCGACGTTGATCGTGCTGCAGCTCTACAAGGAAATCTACGACACGCTCGCCGAGTATGGCGACTGGTCCACGCTCGGCGTGCGCCGCCTGGGAACGAAGATCACCAACTTCCCGATCAAGAGCGCTCGGGCGGTGGCGAACTGGATCAGCACGGAAGCGGCCGCGATCGCCGACGACACCAACGAGGCTGGCTCGACGATGACCCTCACGGTCCTCCCGAATGCGGTTCTGCTCAATGTCTCGCGCCAGTTGATCGAGGACTCCGAGTTCGATGTCACCTCGATGGTCATGGACGACTTCCAGGAAGCGTTCAACCTGCGCCTGGACACGGCCGCGTTCATTGGCAGCGGGACCAACGCCAGTGTCGCGGTGGACGGCGGATTCACCGGGTTGTTTACCGGGACCGTGCAAGTGAGCGCGGCCCTGGGCAACGTCTCGGTCGAACAACTGGCCTATGACGATCTGCTCAAATGTTTGACAGCCGTTGCGCCGATTGTCCTGAAGCGCAAACCGTGCTGGTGGGTGCATCCGCAGATGCTGGCCCGGCTGATGTCGATCAAGGACAATAACGGCCGCCCCATCTTCCTCGGCGCTCTTGAAGCCCCGAGCTACGGCGCCATCGGGACGATCCTCGGCTTCCCGGTGATCCCGGTCTTTGTCGCGCCGAACACGGACGCGCCCGGATCGCCGGTCATCGCCTTTGGCGACCGCAACACGCAAGTCGTTGGCATCCGTCAGGACTTTGTCTTTGAGGCCAGCGACCACTATCGCTGGAACACCTTGGAGCGTTCCTTCCGCGCCTACGGCCGGGCGGCGAGCGGGACGCGCATTCCCAACGGCGGATCGACCCTCAGCACCTCGGCGCGTTAATCGCAAACAAACAGAAACCTCAACCTATATTTGACACTATGGCACTGAAATCCGACACCTTGCAGGGCGGCGCGAAGCGCGAGCCCATTCACTTCAAACGCGAAACGGGCAAGAAAATTGCCAAGGAGCGCACGAAGAAAAATCCGGCCGAGATCGAAGACGCGGAGGCGAACATCAAAGCCGTCGCCTCCAAGCATTGCCTGATCGACAAGCACACGCTGGCGCCGGGAGACACCGTTGACGTCACCGAGGATGAATTGAAAGCTCATCCCTGGCTGGCCAAGGTGGCGCTGCTGATTGCGTTGCTGACGCTCCTTTGCACGGGGGCGCAGGCGCAAACCTACAACGCCAATCAGCTCATCCCGGCGAACACCAACAATCCCTGGTATTCCCCGACCATTGGCGCCATCCCCGATTTTATCGCGGGCGGCACAGAGGTGACCAACGGATTCCCTGGCGGCGCGACAAACACGGCCGTCTTTGGAACGAACCTCGTCAGCCTGGTGAAATACGATCAGATCGTTTGCCAGATCACCTTCAACCAACTGGGCGGCGCGTCGGTGGGAACGGCGACAAACTACGTCTTCCTCTATCCGTCCGCAGACGGAGTGAACGTGGACACGAATCACCCGGTTGCCACGTTCTCGGTTCCGACCGTTGCGAGCACGAACGGCATCCTGGTGACGAACCTCAATAACACCGTCATCGGCAGCATTGGCTACGTGCAGGCGGGAGTAGGCAGCCCGACCGGCGGCAACACGACAACCAACCTCACCATCCAGTTCTTCGGAAAGCCGAAGCGGAACGGTTGATGATTCACGGGGGCTGGGGCCGCAAGGCCCCGGCCCTTTCTCCAAACCCATGAACGAGCACATCAACAATCGAATGGTAAAGCCCGAGGACACGGTCACACGGGAACCCGAGGCACGCCCTCGCGCCTCGACCTCGGACATCTTGCAGCCGCCCACGCGCACGCGGCGCGGGATCTGTCAGCAATGCGGCAAACCCATCGCCGTTTGCGATTGTCAATCAGAACAATGAACGTCGGCCTTTCCAATCTCACTTCGCTGAAGGCGCAATTGCTGGCGCCATCGCTTCGCGCCGACACGGATTACGACGCGACCATTTCCGCCATCGGCCTCGGGGTGGCCAATCAGATTGACCGCTACTGCAACCGTAAGTTCGCCTACCAGGCGAGCGAGCAGGATCAGTTTCGCGCCGACCGACGGCACTGGTATTTGCGGCGTTATCCGGTGGTCTCAATCATTTCCTGCCAGCGCCAGGACACCCTAACGGACGGTTGGACGAACCTCGCCGTTTCCGATCTGATCCAGCAATGGAACCTGAACAGCGGCTACGTTTCCTTCATCGCGCTGCAGGGCTACGAATTTTCCCAACTGCTGATTACCTACCAAGGGGGATTTTTCTTCGAGACGCTTGAGCCGGGCGATCCCGGTTATCCGAGCCCGGTTCCCACAGGCGCAACGGCGTTGCCCAATGACGTCCTCTTAGCGTGGTTTTTGCAATGCCAGAACATTTGGCGGCAGTGGGACAAGCTCGGCAACCAGATCGCCGACAACCCCGAAGGACAGACGAGCGCGCAAAACATCAAGCTGGCCGCAGCCGTCAAGGAAATGCTGGACCCGCACCGGAGGCTTTCCGCGACATGAACGCGCTTCTTTCACCCAAAAGCCGCGAACTCCTGGCGCGATTGCGCGACAACGAGGGATTGCGCAAGCAGCTCTGCCAGACGTTGGACGATCAGAACGAAATCACCATCGGCGTGGTCAAAGAGAAATTCCTTTCCTCTCCAGGACCGAACACGCTCGGAGTCCGCACGGGTTTGCTTCGCCATAGCGTCAACAAGATTCCCGCGACCGTCAGCGGCAACGTGCTGCACTCGGCGGTCGTCTCCAATGTCCGCTACGCGGCGGTCCATGAATTTGGTTTCCACGGGACGGTGACCGTTCGCGCCCACTCGATGCGCGTGGCACTGAACGACCGCTACGACGTGGACGGGACGCAAGTCAACTACATCACGGCTTTGCGGGCCGGTTTGCTCTCGCGCAACCAGGCGAGCAAGGCGGCGCAAGCGTCGGGCAAATACACCTTCACCGGCAAAGGCAAACGCGGCGCGAAACAAACGGCGGTGGGCGGCGTGGTCACTGTGGCGGAACACTCGATGACAATGAATATCAAGGCGCGGCGTCCATTCGGGCAGGGGATTCAGGAACGCCTGCCCGCGACCGCTCGGGCGCTGGGACGGACCATCGTGGCGTTTTGGAACGGAGGCGCGAAGTGAGCCTAATCCTGCAGGCGCAAAATGATCTGGCAGCGGCGCTCTTAAGCGAAGCGGCCTTTGCGAAGATCGCGGTGGCGACCTATCGCAGCATGGTCACCAGCCAGGAGATTGCGAAGAAACTTCCCCATGTCGCCGGACGGCAGCCGGTGATACCAGGGCCGATCTATAAGGGGTGCGGCATCATCGTGAACATGCCGACGCGCCGGGGCATTCTGGCGAACGTCACCCCGCCGCAATCGTGGTGGATTTATAGTTTTGACGTCGTTGAGCAGCCGGAAATCAACTTCCTCATCCACGGCACAAAAATGACGTGCGAGGAAGTTTCCGAGGCGGTCATCACGAAGTTTAACAACTTCCAGATCGAAGGCCTCGGGCTGCTGCAGGTTTCGGATGAATCCATCGCGCCGGTTCCCGGTCTCGCGGAGATTTATCCTGGCTGCGCGGGTTATCGCGTGAGCGTGGAGACGCGGGCCAGCCAGAGCAACGAGGACAAATCGACGCTGCCGATTCCGTCGCACGATCACGGTCAATTGTTTTTCAATGAGGCCGATCCGGGGGCGGCGATCTACTACACGGTCGATGGCAGCTTTCCAGGTCCGGGCAACGCGGCCGCCCTTCTCTACGATCTCAACAACCCGCCGAACGTCGGCGCGGGAGTCACCGTCCGCTACGCCGCCTATACGCCTGGTTCGCTCGGGAGCGACGCCGGGCAGGCAATCACCAACTGATTATGAAACACGAAATCACCAAACCGATTCTGCGCTGGCCGGGCGGCAAAACCCGGATGCTGAAACGTCTCCTGCCCAAGATCACGCCGCACGTCTGCTACTGCGAGCCGTTCGCGGGCGGCTTGGCGGTCCTGTTCGCCAAGCCGCGCAGCACGGTGGAAGTGGTCAATGACATCAATGGCGATCTGATTGCGCTCTACCTCAACGCGCAACGGCATCTGCCCGAGTTGTTGCGTCAAATAGAATCCTTTTTCAACTCGCGCCAGTTGTTGCGCCTGGCGAACGCGCAACGCGGTTTCACGGAGATCGAGCGCGGGGCGCGGTTCCTACTGCGCAACCGGCTGATCTTCGGCGGCTCGTTCAACGGCTTCCGCGTTTCCAAGACGCGGGGCGGTGGCGGCGGTTTCTCACGCGAGAAGGTCAAGGAGTTGCTCCGCGCGGCCCATGAACGTCTTGACAACGTCGCCATCGAGAACGTTCCGTACGATCGCTGCTTCAAACTCTACGATTCGGCCGAGACATTTTTCTTCATCGACCCGCCGTATCTCGACGCCAATCCCGGCGGCTACGCGGGCTGGGACCGCAAGCAGTTGAAGGAATTCCGCGAGCACCTGCGCGGGCTGAAAGGCAACTGGGTTGTCACCCTCGATGACAGCGCTTTCAACCGCGATCTGTTTTCCGATTGCCCGATGGAAGCGGTTGAGACGGCCAATAAATGCGTCAATCACAACGTTTCCGGCAATCCCAAGTTCGGCGAACTCATCATCAGCAAACCCTAAAACACTATGGGCATCACACGAAACACTCTCACACGCGGCCCGGCCTACGCGGGCTTCAACTCAACCACGTTCCATTTCAGCGACGACTCGAAGATCGAGATCGTGCCGGTCTCGCAAATCGTCAAGGCCGCGCTTTACGGCACGATTGACGAAACGATCAGCGACCTGGCCATCCGCTGCACAGGCACGCCGCTGACGTGGACGTCGCTCTCGACGTTGTTTCCGTATCTGTCGCCCACGGTCGGCCAGCGTCTCTATGGGAGCTCCGATCTGCCGTTGACCTGGAACGCGAACAATGGCGACGTGCTGACCATCGTCAACGCGGCGGTCACGAAAATGCCGGACCTGACGCTGGGCGGCGAAAAGGACATCCTCGGCCCAGTGGAGTTCACCGGCTTGATCGCCAATGGTGATGACCCGGAAAACGCCAGCAGCTACTACACGATTCTGACCGGGCAATCCTTCTCCGCGCCCGCGCTCGATACGACGAAGCTGACGCGGCAACGCTACACGGCGACGTGGGGAGCGTTCACGGGCTTCACCAGTTTTCAGGCGCAGGACACGTGGAACATCTCGCACGAGTTGGAATTGAGCCCGGTAAAAATCCAGGGGCGCACGGTGGATATGGTTGTGAACAGCTACCGTTGCATGGCCAAGACCATGCCGGCCGAACCGATGATGGCGAACATCGATGCCGCGTTGCTCGTGCAAGGAACTGGGGCCAAGCAGGGACGGCGCCTCAGCGCCAACGCTTCCGATCTGGTCATCACGGGACAGAACCTGGTCTCGATCACGCTGAAGAACGCCGCGCTGAAGACGGCGGGATTTGTCTTTGGCGGCAAACCGTTGCGCAACGGCGAACTCGGTTGGGTGTCCAACTGGGTCACTGGATCGCCGCCGACGTTCGGAGCCGTCATTTCCTAAACCTCAACCTCAACAGAACACACCTATGCTTGACAAACTCATCAATGACCTGAACCAACTTGCGGCAGACGCCAAGGAGGCGCGACGGAAGGCCATCGCCCTGAAACAAAATCCGGCGCGATTGACGATGGTCCTGGGCGGCATCCGCCAAGCAATCGACAACGCGGAACTCCACCAGGACGAAAACCAAGCCCCGGCCCCGCCCGCACAGTCTTAAGCCCGTGTGCGCAAGGTCACCATCATTCCCACCGGCGCAGGCAACGGGCAGGAAGTCGTCATCTACGATGAAACGAAAAGTCCTTTGCCTGACGCTTGCGCTGATGGGTTTGTGCCGCAGACCACGCGCCTCATCCGTCCGGTCCCCGGCGTCCGCGCTGGTTATCAGCCGACCTTTGATCGGCAAAACTCCCTCGTCCGCTGGACCTTTACCGTTCTCCATACTTTCGACTCCTACGAGGACTGTCAGGATTTTGTGGGGCAGCGGGCTGATGTCCTTCCCGGTTCGGGGGAGTTGCTCATCAATCTGGTCAGTTCCGAAGGCGCCACCATTCGCGCCTACAAAACCTGTTTCATCGAAAGCCACGGCCCCGTCTCCGATGTTGGCGTGTCTGTCCGCTACCGCTACCAGCTCGTCCTTAACTCCTCCTACTCGATAACCCCATGAAGTTTTTCCGCTCACTCCCGGTTCTGTTGTTGCTGGCCGCCACGTCGCTGCAGGCGCAGACCGCGCTCCGCATCGCCGCCGACGCGGCCGTTCGCAAGAGCGCGTTCATTCCCGACCTCAACAACAACAACGCTTCTCTCTCTTTCGTGCGCGGGGACGACGTCACCTTCGAGATCGGTCTTTTCCAGAACGGGCGGTTCTACACCAACCTCTATCAACTGACCAATCTGACCCTGCAGGTTTTCACGGCGCAGAACACCACGAACGGACCGTTGATGGCGCAGAGCGTGACGAACTCGGTCGGGTCGCCGTGGTGGAACACCAATTGCACCCTGGGCGGCTGGACCTCGAACAGTTTGCCGGACACCAATTGGCAGGCGGAGTTTTACTTCCCTGGGATGCAAACGAGCATTCCGCTCAATGGACAGGCCAGTCAAACCTACTGGCTTCGTCTGGTCGCCCTGACGACGAACAATCACACCGTCACCTTCATGGAGGGGCCGATCACCGTTTACGACGGCCCGTATTTGCAGAGCTACATCGCGCCTGGCTTCCCGCTTTCGCTCGCCGTGGACCAGTTCGGCGACTTGATGACGGCGTTTACCAATTTCTTTAACGCCAACTCGAACCTGCTCAATCTGTCCGTCAACAACAACCACGGGACGGGCGGCGGCTCGGGTTCGCCGGGCACGAACCTGGTGGCGGCCGGCGGGAATTTGAATTTGAACGGGGCCCTGACCAACATCTCCTCCATCACCTTCGGCGGCGGCTCGGGCCATCCCTACTTTCATTCTGATCTGCTCAATGCCGGTTGGGATTTTTCCGGGCTGGGCTGGTGGACCAATGTGCAAACGTTTTACTCCGTCGTGACCGAGGCCTATGGCGACAGCGCCACGGCCCCGGCCAATAACGGCACGGAAATCCGCCACACGCAAACTGCCAACGCCCAGGACACCGATCCTCTCGAGGCCTCGGAGGGAACGATTCTCGGCGGAAATAATTACTACGATGGGAGCGGGACCGTGGGTTATGTCTGGCAACTCGGCTGGCTGGGACAGCGCGATGAAGTGCTCCCGCAGTTCGCCGTTTCCAACGCGACACAGAACGTCATCCTCAATTACCGCACGCGGTTCGTGGTCAACTCGAACAGTTCCAGCATCCTCGTCACGCTTCCGCCGATGACCAACTGGATTCGCGGCATGGGCGTCGTCACGAATTGGAGCAACGGCGCGCATCCGCTCCAAGCCGATCTCCTGGCCTGGGGCGATCCGGGCAGTTCTTTCATCTTCCTCAACGGCGGCCCTGGCGGGATGACCTTTGTCAATCAGGAGCACAAACCATTCGACGACGGCACCACCAACAAAACCCTTCTGCCTTACGATTGGGCCATTGTCTGGGGGACGAGCAACGCCATGCACGCGGACATCGGCGGATCCAACTACTCTGCTTCGATCCCACCGGTCGGCAACGGCGCTGGGCTGACCAACCTCCAGGCGGCGAACATCGTCGGCCTGGCGAGCACGAACATCGCCAAGAATCCGCAAACGCTCTCGGCGGACACCATCCCGACCGCGCCGATGTTCCTTGTGGCGGGACCGGACGGCTCGAACCATTGGGTCGGCGGGACCGCTCCCTTTTCCAACAACGTCACTTTCAGCAACGTCGTTTCTCAGACCAACACCTCGGGGCAGGTGGTGGCGTCGCAGCCGCGCGGCTTCGTCGGCGATGGCTCGGCCCTGACCAATTCCACCGGCCTCCCGCCTGGTTGGACGAATATCTTCGCCTTCGGCGCCACCAATGACGGCGTGCAGATTCTCTACGCCACCACCACCGCCAGCAGCACGACTGTTACCGTCAATACCAATGTCGGCTCTTACTTCAAGCCGCTCGGCTGGGGCGGTTTCACCTCGGCGGACGTGGGCAAGAATATCGAGATTCAATCGCACCCGGCCAGCAACCCGAACTCGACGGCCGGGACCATCGTCGCCGTGGTCAACGGCACCAACATCACCGTCAGCGTGGCCCCGACCAACACCAGCGTCCTCTGCGATCTCCGCTACGGCACGGACAACACTGGCCCTTTCACCAACGCCATCAACTGGTCCTACACCAACGGCGGCCTGACCATTTACGTTCCGCCAGGCACGTATTTTATTGACGGCGCGTTCCAACAGTTGAGCAACCTCGCCGCTGGCTACCGCTCGCAAATCATCTTCCCGCAACCGGAGCGGCACACCACCTTTCCCACCATCACCTTCGTCGGTCCTTCGCGCCCGACGCCTTACAACATTCCCGTCCTCTCCACCTACACGCCGCTGCCGCAGGACGGCGCGATCCTCATGTTTGGACGTCAGCCGCCCAGCGCCTCGACCTTCAACACCTCCATCGGCATCCCGAATATTTTGAGCGGCGGCACCTTCGCCGGGCTGGGCGTCGTCTTCAAGAACCTCCGTTTTCGAGGGCTTAACAATCCGCTCAACCCGCTCATCTCGATGGCGGGCATGGGCATGTTCCGCATGGTCGATTGCTCGGTCGATGACGGCTCGGACAACACCAACCAGGTTTGGCCTCCGACGCATTCGACCGGCGCGGGCGTCATCATGCCCAACGCCAACAATATCGCCGACTGTCAACTAGTGGGCAGTTGCGTTGTCGGCCATTACATCGGGGCGCAAGTCGGCGAGTGGGATTACGTCGATAACCTGACCTGCAACCGCTGTTACCAGGGCGTCGTTTCGCTCGGCGCCCCGCACGGCCTCTGGATCGGCCATCTGCAGCTCCAGGGCGACAACACCGAGTTCGACATCTCGACCGCGACGGCGGCCGTGCAGATCGGCGGGGTGATGTCCATCGACGGCGAGCATGAGACGGGCGCGAACACCACGTCCGAGGACATTTACGACCCCTCCAATTTCGGCAACGGCTGCGGCACGGTGAGCGAGACCAAGAGCGGCTCGGTGGATTGGATCCTCGGCAGCGGCATTGGCGGCGTCGGCAACGGCGTCTTCATGCACTGGCAATGCCCTTACTCCAACGGCTACGTCACCGTCCCGCCGCGCCTCTGGGGGACCAACGCGCAGACGATGGGCAGCGTGCAGGCAGGCCTCTTGCAATTGACCAACTTCAGCGGCGTCGTCAATAACAACACCAACCTCGGCAACGGCGCCTTCGGGCTGGTCCTTATCACCAACCAGGCCTCGGCCACCTTCGGCAGCGCCGTCTCCGGTTGCGCGCAGTTCGCCGCCTCGCCCGCCCCGAGCCTGGCGCGATGGAATGTCAGCCTCACCTTTGGCACGACGCCGCTGTCCGGCGTCCTCTTCACCAACGCCATCACGCCCGCGCTGGCCTCGGTCCCGAGCGTCTCGATGACTGCGCTGGGCAACGGCCAATTGTTGACTAACGGCATCTACATCAGCTCGATCACCACGACCAGCGTCGTGGTCAGCGTGCTTACCGCCCCGGCGTCGAGCGTCACCGGCACGCTCCAATTCCAACTCCAGGAATGAGAAAGTTTTTCACCGCGCTCGTCTGTTTCCTGTTCAGCGTTTTGCCGCTGTTCGCCACGGACTTTTATGTGGCCACCAATGGAAGCGACTCTGCGGCAGGCAGCATCTCGGCCCCGTTCCTCACCTTGACCAAGGCGCAGTCGGCCCAGAACGCGGCCGGGACGAACATCAGCCACATCTACCTTCGCGGCGGCGATTATTATAACGTCACCATGTTCCTGCAGGGCGCGGCGGGCGGGGCTGGCCATGACGATAGCGGCGTTCAATGGATCGGTTATCCCGGCGATCCTCCGGTCACGCTCTGGGGCGGCCAGCCGCTCACTGGATGGCAGCAAATCAGCAACGGTTGGTGGATGGCCTATTTGCCGCCCTACCCATCGGGAGCCCTCAATGGCACTGTCAACACTCTGAACAATTGGGAGGTCCGCTCGCTCTATGTCGATGGCGTCATGGCCAAGCGGGCCCGCTACCCGGCGACCGGCTTCCTTAGTTACACCAACGCATATACGCAGACCGACCTCACCTATATCAACTACAATCCGGGCGATCTTCCGACCTCGATGGTCACGGGCGCGGTCACGACCAACATGGAAGTGCAGGTCGATTGGTCCTTTGACTCGCAGTTTCTCCAGGTCTCGAACATCAACACCTCCACGCGGTTGATCCGGTTCGTCGGCCAGGTCTGGAGCCAGCGCGGCTTGCAATTCATTCCCGACATCCAGACCTACCACGTGGAAAACACCACGGAGGGGATGACGCAACAGGGTCAATTTTATTGGGACAAGACCGCGCAAGCTGTCATCTATAATCCCATCGGCGGGAAGAATCCCAACAATTCCAAGATCATCGCCGGGACGACTAGTCGGATGTGGTTTTTCTTTGGCTACGCCGGCAACCAGCCGCCCTACGGGACCGGGCCGCACGACATCACCTTCAGCAACCTGAACATGAAGGTCGCGGCCGCCGACGTCGAGCTGGAGGGGACGCTCGCTTATCTCCTCGATTATTCTTCGCTGATCCAGTTCTACCCCAATTGCGGACCGAACAACATCACCGTGCAGAATTGCACCCTCGGCTGGACGGCCGGCAACGCCATCGGAGGGGATTACGGCGGCCCCACCAACGTCATGGTGCGCGACAGCGAAATCGGTTTCTGCGGCGGTTACGGCGTTTCGCTCAAGGAGGACGCTTACGGAGCCGGCCTGACCACGATCAGCAACAATTATATCCACGACTGCGGCCAGATCACCCCGCAAGCCCCCGGCATCAACGTCAATACGAATGCCACCGTCGTCCGCAATAACCTCTTCAATTTCCCCGAGGCGGCCGTTGCCGACTCCAGCGGCGCGGACAACTGCCGCTATGTCCTCAACAACTTCAGCAACTGCATGTCGCGCAACGAAGACCTCGGCGCCTTCTACCAATATTTTGGCAATTCAGTCGGGCCGGCCCACACCGTGGGCAACCTCATCCAGAGCAATCTTTTTCAGATCGTGGGCACGAACATCAACGCCACCGGTGGCGACCCGCGCAATTTCTTCCGCCCGGCCATTTACCTCGATGAACAGTCAAGCAACACCATCGTCGATCACAACATCACCCTCGGCTGTCCGATGGCCGTCCTCTGCAACATCGCCCGCTCGAACGCCTTTCAGAATAACATTTTTGTCGGCGCGGGAACCAACACTGGGACCTACGTCGGGCTGCGCTTTTATTTGTCCTCGGATTCCTCGCTGCCAAACAAGGTCGTCGGCAACGTCTTTTATTCGCTGACCAATTTGCTCTGCGACAATTCCAATTTCGTCTCGTCCTGGGGCGGCAACGTCGCTTACTCGGCCGATGGCGTGACCAACGGCATCCCCGCCGGCATGACCATTGCCAACCCGCTCTTGTGCAGCCTGACCTATGGCGATGAAGAGTTTCTCGGCGCGTCGCCCGCCATCGGCCTGGGCATCGCGCCCGTGACGCTGGTCCCGGTGCCCGGCGGCAACGGCGTCCAAGGCTTCATCCCGGCGCCCACCAATGGCGACCCGATCATGCCTTCGACGCTCTACGATCCGGGCTGGCCTTACACCGGGATACCCGGCGACATCCCTCCGCAGCCGACCGGGACCAATGTCCTCAACGTCAAGAATTCTCCCTACAACGCCTTTGGCGATGGCATCCACAACGACACGCTTGCCATTAGCAACGCCTGCAATGACGCCTGCGCCCGCTCGACTAATAACAACCAATTCCAGGTCTTTCTCCCGCCCGGCAATTATCTGGTCACGCCCGCCAATCTCCTCGGCGAAGGGTCGGCCTGCTTCGCCATCCCGAACGGTTTTCCCACGCTCTACCCGCAGGTCGATATTTGCGGGGCCGCGCCCGGCCTCACCACCATCAGCATCAGCAATTCGTCCTCCGGAGGAACGACTGGTTTTCTTTTGCAACACGGCACTTCGACCGGCTCCTACTTCAACATCGTCGGGGGCGAGCTCGAGGGATCGACCAATCTGATCCTTACCGGCAATCTCGATTTCCACGTCGGCAGCGTCATCAGCATCACCCAATCCAACGACCCCGCCTACGTCACCATCACCACTCTGAGCGCGACGAGCCCCTTCACCAACGGCAATCCCTGCACCTACTGCGGCGAGTCCGGGCAGAAGTGCGACCAGGAATTTGTCACCGTCACCGGTCTGACGGCCGCTGGCGGCGGTTTGACCAACGTCGGCATCTGGCCGCCGCTAAAATCCAATTTCGAGCCGCTCTTTACCCCGCAGGCCCAGCGTTACGACATGATGACCAATTGCGGCGTGCGCAATCTCACCATCACGCGCCTGGACCGCGTGGCCAGCGACGCGGGCTACAACATCAAATTTTACGGCGTGCAAGGCGGCTACGTCACCAATGTCGAGAGCGCATGGTCGCAGGGACCGCACATCGAGCTCAACGATTGTTACCACGCGCGGATCACCTACAACATTATCCACGACGGCGCCTCGGATCAGTCCGGCGAGAACTACGGCGTGCGGGCCTTCGAGCATTCTTCCGGTCATCTGATTGACAACAACATCATGGAGAATTTGCGCCATGACTTTGTCGGCGAGGGCGGCGGGTCGGATATCGTCGTCGCCTACAACCATGAGACCAACGTCATCGTCGGGGCCAACCCGACCACCTTTCTCTCGCGCGGCAATCTCGCCCACGGCTCTCACGTCACCAAGGTCCTTTTCCAGGGGAACAACGCGCCCAACGACACGGCCGATCTTTATCACGGCTCCTCTTCCCAATTGGTTTCCTTCCGGGAAAATTTCAACACTATCAGTTGGGTGCCGCCCAACCAGGTGGACGCCGTGAGCTCCATCGGGGCTCCGTTCTACGGGGCTTACGTTACCAACCAGGGCGGATTTGTAGCGTTGATGTTCTCCGCCTTTTCCCACTCCAATGCGGCCATCGCTTGCGTCACCCAACCCACCATTCTTCTCGCCACCAATGCGACGGTCGGTCCGTTGCTCTTAACCAATTCGCCCTCGGGCGGCTGGATCAATCAAAACCAGCCCATGGTCCTGATGACCGGCTACAGCGACGACATTCCGCTCGAAGGCGCCTCGCATGCTCCGGTCGATCCGGTCACGGCCCTGTCGTTTTATTATCACGGAAATTGGGACCCGATCAATGGAACGATCTGGCGGTCGGACAATTCGGATCACGCGCCCCCCAATTCGCTCTGGGAGAAAAGAACGCCCTGGATGTTTGTCCTCTATCAACTCGCGTGGCCTGCCACCGGCCCGGACCTGTCTCCCATGCACACACCTATCCCGGCCGAAGTCCGCTACAAGGGCTGGAAGCAATCTCACAACCCCAACTGGCAACCGCCCGGCTCCGCCTGGGGCGCGCGTTAAAATGACCCTCAACACCATCACTTGCAACGGCGTGGAAAAATCCCTGGCGGATTGGGGGATGTCGCGTTGCGTGCGCGAGGTCAACAATCAAGGCTCGGACCATGTGAGCTTCGATATGCTGGCGCAATCGGACGTGGCTGACCCATTTCCGTTCGGGACGCAAATCATCCTGCGCATCGGCAGAATTCCGAGCGCGAAAAATCCGGTGTCACCGTGGAAACCGCCGACGTCCACGCTCACGCCTGGACTCGCCTACAGCGGCGGGACGATCTTCTACGTCGGCTGGCGGCTCGATTGCGACCGCTCCGCGACGCCAGAAGTGGAGTCGCTCCGATACAAGTTCGGCGGACCGTTTGATTTCTTCCTCGACCGGCTGGTGTTCCAAAAACTCTTTTTGACATGGAACGGGACGCAGCAGATCGCCGACTGGCGGTCGCAGGTGGTCCTCGGCCAATCGTTGACGGATCTGACCGGGCCAAGCGACACGATACCGGGCAGCATCGCCACCACGCGCCTCTCGCTCAGTCAACAAATACGGGAGATTGTCAATTATGCGATCAATGAAACCACGGCGGAGTATGGGGCGGCGCAATTCCAATTTGACCCGCTCACGATGGTCTCGGGGCTCTTCCCGCTTAGCGCCTCTCCGGGAACCTTTTGCAAAATCCCGGATTACGTGCCGGGGGGCGTCGGCAACGGTTTCGCGCTGGGACAAACCACGCAGGCTCTGGAAGCTCCGATTGAGGCCGTGCAGGATATCACCTGCGGGGAAGCGCTGAGACGCCAACTGAGTTGGATCAGCGGGACGGGCTCGCCCATCGCGTGGTTTGACTATACGCAAACGCCGCCTGCGCTCAACATCGCCACGTTGGACAAGCTGACAGCCGTTGCGTTGCCTGCGTTCCCGGCGAACGGCGAGACGCCGCAAATCACTCTGAAGCGGCGCGACGATCTGGTTCCGACTGCGGTCTGCCTGAAATTCCGCGTGCAAACAACGGGCGGCGGGGTGACGACGACGCAAGTTTATGACGACATCGCCTGCGCGGCCGGTTGCACCAATGAATCGACTGGCGTGACTGATCCTTCGCTCCTGCCTTATCGCAACAAAGTCGGGGCGCGAGTGCAGACGATTGATTTTGAGGGACCGCAGACGACGTCGCAGAGCGCGGCCATCCAATGCGTGGCGCTGGACCTGGGCAACCCGACCGGAGACGCGACCGCGCTGGCCTGCTGGACCGCGCTCTATCCCGATTTCAAGCCGTGCTCGAATCTCGCGCTCATCAGCGGGACGCTGGCGGTGACCGATCCGGTGAGCGGTTCGGCGGTTTCGCTTACCGGCTACAGTTACATTTTGCTGAGCGGCGGCGTGGCGGACTGGATGGAGACGGGCGGAAGCCCTGGCATCCTGGCCAAAGTGCGGATCGCGGCGGCGTTTTCTTGCACGAGCCCTGAGGGTTTGCCGGTCTTGCGCAAGCCCATCGTGGTGGACGCGATTGTCACGAATTTGCCGGGCGGAACCTATACCTCGGGCGAGGTGGAAAGCGTGGGCGAAGACATTCCCTGGGGACTCGCCTCCTACATCTACAACATCGAGAAAGTGGCGAAACAAGAGGGGACGTTCACCCTGCAGGAGAATGAAATCACCGACGCCTGCCCGATGGGGAATTGTCTCAACTTGACTGGCGGCGCCGCCGAATGGGCGACGATGAACGCACCGGTCCAAGGCGTCAGTTACGATCTCGATCACGGAACCACGCAACTCCAACTCGGCACCTCGCCGCATCTCGGGGCGGCGGACCTGGTCCAGTCCCTGCGCGTGAACCGGCCCCCGCGCATGCTGTTCTTGATCGGGTCGAACCTTCTCAATGATTGACGTATGGATGAACCCCTTGAGGTCGGCGCGTCCGGGCGAAGCAGCCTGCGGACGTTCTACAATTTCGACAATTTTCCCATCGCCTACGCTGATCTGGTGGCGTTCGGCGCGGGCACCGGCTTCACGCACGGGCCGCCCGGCGTGACCATCGATTGCCGCACGAGCGGGCAGCCGCAATACTCAAACAACGCGTCCACGTCGCCAGACACGGCAGGCGGCGATGTGGATAATAATTCTCTGCCAGCGCCGAATGGTCCGGGAATTTTCATCGCCGTGAAAAACGATACAGCCATCACGAATTTTGTCCGCCTTTTCCCCTCGGAAATCAACGACCCCAACGTCGGCGTTTCTCTCCGCAAAGTTGTCACCAACGAGGACTGCGACAATCCCGGTTGTTATCGTTGGTTCCTTTGTTCTCCGCTCTATACTTGACATTATGCCAAGCGGCGCTTTTCCACCATGCAACTGTCCGTTCCCATATCGCCGTATCTACGCTTGGGGCGGCAGCTACGCCGATGCTGCTGCTGGCCTCTTTCCCGACGACAAATCGAGCTTCATCGCCTGCTACGAATCGGCCATCGCTCTTGTCAATAGCATCGACATCACCACGGTTCCGTATGGCCAAGTGCGATGGCTCGATTACGGCGGTTACGCTGGTTACAAAAGCGATGCCACCTACATCGATCACGGAAACGTCGTCAACAACCCGACGAACATTCCGGGCGGCGGATCAGGCACGCCTCCCGCTGGCACAGCCGATTTTGGCGCCATCTCGCCCGGTGGCAGCGAACTGAGTTACATGGGACTGACCAATGCGGGCAACGGCGTCAATGCGGGCGGCTATCAAATCGCGGGATGGGGCGGGGGCGACGGCCAGCCTGCACATGGCGTCTTCGGAATCTCGCGCATCCAAGTCGATCTGAGCGCGTGCAAGTGTGATTCGAAATGGTCGCTCGTTTATTGGGACACCAACAGCTATCCAGCGCCAGGTTTCTACACCATCGAATGCCAATGTGATGCCCTCACTTACCCGGATGGCGGGTGCCCGGCATGCGAGAACGGTTCCACCGCCAACGCCCTTTGCGTGGACATTCCCCCGACCGGTTGGTTTTACCAGGGCGATCCGGACCTACCCATTTCGTGCCAATACTTCGTGCCTGGCTTCAACTGCGCCGATCTCACATGACCAAGGACGAAATCAAGATCGCCCGTAAGAAGAATCGCCTCGCCATCGACGCGGGTTTGCGCGATCTCAAGCCGCCCGCTGGGATCGCGCCGAAGCCGCTCTACAAAACGCCGCCCGCCTACAAGATTCTCTCCCCGGAGGAACGCGCCGCCATGGTGGCAGCGGAGAAGGCAAAACCGCAAAAGACCTGTTGTTGACCTATGGCATTTGACGAAAAATTTGGGATCAATATCGACATCGGCCTCAGCTCCGAGTCTTTCCCGAATGCAAAAAAAGCGTCGGACGTTCTGGAGGACGTCGGCGAGAAGGGCAAGCACGCCGGGCAAAAAATCAAAGATGGCGCGGACCACGCGAATCTTTCGCATCGCCAATTGCACGAGGCAATTCGTTTGCTCGGGCCGGAATTTGAAGGCGTCGTCGGCGTGATGCAGGCGGGCGGGGCCGTCTGGCTCGGAGGCTTGGCCTTGATCGCGGCGATCATCGGCAAGATCAAGGAGCGGTCGGACGAACTGAAAGAGGCCTGGCTGCACAATCTGGAGGCCATTCAGGCCGCGCAGGAGCGTTTTGAAATTGGGCGCGAGGAGGCCAGCAATCGGGCGGCGACGCGGGCGACGGAGTATTTGATTCACCAGGCGCATTTGCTCGACGGAATTAATTTGCTTACGCAGGCCTACGAGCGGAACAAGGCGGCCATTTCCGCCGCCGCGACCGAGGAAGGGAAGTTGGTCGATGCCCAGGAAAAAGCCTATGAAATCCAGATGCGCAGCAAGGGCGCGACGGATCAGGAAATCGAGGACCTGAAGACGAAGGCGGAGCGGCATAAACAGGATTTGGAGAACGCGGAGAAAACGCAGCAAATCACGGCGCAAATGGCCTCGGCCGGGCAACACGAAGCAGCGGCGGCCGCACAGGGTCCGGTGATTGCGGGATTGCAGGGCGCGATGGACCAGAATGATCGCGCCTTGCAGGCGGCCAAAGACGCAGCCGCGACGGATAAGGACGTTCTGGAAAATGCCCGCAAGGCGAAGAACGCCGCCGAGCTCGAATTTCAGACACGGAGAGGCGATGTTGACAACCTCACGCAGGGGACGATTGATCGCGTCAATAATTCGGATAGTTGGGGGTCATTGGACGAGCACACCCGGAGTTTGATCACCAAGGGTCTTTATGATGCGATCAAGAGCAAGTCGGCGGCGGATTCGTCGTTTAATTCTGCGCAGTCGGCTTTTGACACGGCCTCCGCAACGGTGGCGGAGCGCGAGCGTCAATCATTGGTGCTCAAGGCTGACCTTGAGGCTTCATTGCATCGGCGTGATTCCGAGGCCGAAATTGCGCGTTCGTTGCGGGAGCAGGCGGATGAAGCGGAGCGGCTGTTGGGCATCCATTTGCAATATCAAGGAGAGCAAAATGCCGCGGCGGACGATGCGACGCGAACCGAGCAGAGGGCGGGGTTGCCAGCCGGGTCAGAGGCGGCGCGGATTGCCAACGAGGGGACTGCCGGGGTGCATGCGGATTTGGCGCGGGCGGTTGGGGAGGCTCGGTCCGTCCGGGGCGCGACCGGTGATCAGGCCATTCCCGTCTTGAAGGACGCCGTTTCGATCCTCGAAGCGTTGGCTCTAAATCAGCACGCTTCCGCCGCCGACTTGGACGATATCAAGGCTGATCTGGCTTTTCTTCGCGGCAACATCGCCGTGTTGCAGGCTCGCCAGGGAAATTCGCGGATGCCTTGAAAGGCGGTTTCAAGCGCGTTGAAAAACCGTCCCGAACCTTTGCCAGATGGCGCGGTCGGCGCGTGGTTCTGTATCGGACCTCGGCGCGGCTGTTTTTCTTTCCTAACTCCCTCTGTTTATGGCTATTTCCGTCTCTTTACC